CCAATTGTCTGAACCTACCCACTCACCTTTGCCTACAAGTTTCTGCTTTACTGCTTCTACTTGTTTTCTTGTGTCTAAAGGATCAATGCCATTAGATAAAACTCTAGGGTCATCCATATAAAGAACACCTTTGACACCTTGATTCTCTAACATTGCGGCTGATGCCTTGATAGCTGAGTTAGAACGGCTTAACCTTCTCAATGCAGCCTTTAAAGGACTCATACCATAAAGGTGTGCGCCATTTACATCCCAATCATAGTTTTGGTATTTATCGTGCAAAACCTGACTCTTAGGGAAATAAGCCTCAGCAAGATTGGTCATCACATAAGCCTGCTCCACTATTGGGAATTGATTTGTGGTAGCAATGATTGAAACCTCTTGATAAGGAAGGTTATGCAGTTGAAATGGTTTGCCAGCATTAGCACCCATATCCAACATTTGGGACCATATAGTGCGACCTCCTGTGATTAGTTTCCATCCACTTGAATTGGCTACTAAATCTTGAAAAGTCTCGTATTCATTGGGATATTTAAGCAGCTCTGAAAGTCTGTCAACATAAATAGGCTCTAATGCTTTCTTTCTGTATTTAACAGCTTTTTTAAAGTCTTGTGTGCTAATATCCTTTTTTCTCATCAACCCCTGGTAAGACTTAAAGGCTGCCTCATCAACAATCTTGTAAGCTGCCCACTCAGGGAGTTTTACCTTATCCGTAATTAAAGTGACTGCTGTGTAGATGATATCATTAACCTGATATCCGTCAATAATATAATTCTTTCTGTTGTCGGCAATACCTACATAGGTTCCACCCATCATTGTGTAAGAAGCAAAAGGCTGCCCTATATTCATTAGGGGTAGAGCCTTACCTCTCAACACATTCCACGCATCTTGTATCTTGCCCATTTTATATCTTTACCAAGCTAAGACCTCAAATCTTGGCTTGTTTAGTTTTGTAAATATCGCATACCGCATTGCATCACATCCGTGATCCCACATCTTGACTGGACTTTCATCTGAATGGACTTTACCATCTTTGTCTGTTTTCCATTTGTAGGACCTAATCTCTTTTATTAGGTTAAGTGATTCAGGTGTTATTGTTAAGGGTTGGCTTTTAACCTTTTGTATTCCAGCATAGACATCCTTTTCTGCTGGTTTTGCATTAAATCCTGCCCTTACAAGTTCCTCAATCGTTTTAGGCTCTGCATTGTCACAAAATATCTCATCTGACCTTTTAATGTCTAATGTCTTTAATCTTTCAATCAAGTCATTAGTTGTCAGCTTAGTCTCGTATAACATTTCGTGAGCAAAGGTTTGATTCTCTTTAAACCCTACCTTAATCAAGGCAGTTGGTACAGAGTAACCAAAGTCTAAGCCATAAACCGTTTCTGTGTCCTCAGGAAATTGACCTATCTTCCAATGAGTGTAAATAAGTTCCTGACTCTTTCCTCTTTCCCCTAGTCCAAATACTTTCCAAAGGTTCTCATCTGCATCCTTTAAACTCTCTATCTCATTAACCTGTTCCTTTGGTAAGAATGGGTTGTCTTTGTAGGTAGAGTGGATTAGTAGATTGCCCTCTTTGTCTGCCACCTCATAAACCCAACTTGCCTCATCAACAGGGTTGAAGTCTAAGAATATGGTCTTAGTAGTTCTTAGTGCTAACTGCTGGTAAATAGAGTGGGGAAGTAGATTTGCCTCATTAATAAAGAGGATGTCCCTTCCTGGACCTCTAACCTTACCCGAATCTTCAGCACCAAAGAACTCTATATAAGAGCCATTTGGGTAGTGGTAGACATTGTCAGTCTTATTAAATGCCTCATCTGAATAGATGCCTGCATCCTCTAAGATTTGTAAAATGTCCCTTCTTGCTCCTCTCTTTAAGTGAGGCAGGGAAGGACTAACCACAGAAATCGTTACCTTTTCCTTGTGCGGTATGTAAAGAGCTAACAACTGCCCTAAAGAATAAGTCTTGCCCGATCTTGTTGACCCCTGGTTAGCGATAACCCTGAATCTTCTTTGGTCATAAGCGTCTTTATTCTTTTCAAAGACATTTGTATATTTAACTTTGACTGTCTTCATTGACAGCCTTTTCAAATATTAAATTAACACCACCCGAATGATTAAGGTCCACGGTTTGCTTTGACTTACCGTAAGCCCTATCTAACAACACTTCAGCAGCTCTCACATCTCCTTTAGCTGCCTTTGCCCTTAAAGCCATTAGTATAGCTTTAGCGGCTTCAATTCCATCTTTATCTTCTCCAAGCACATCGGCTAGTAGTTCATCCAGCTTAGGTAGCTTTTTTGGTCGGCCATTCTTTTCAGGCTGATTCTCACTACTAAACTGAGTGGCAGGATTTCCGCTTTTACCTTTTTCAAATGGCATATTCCGTAACTACTCCGTTTTTCTTTATAATTAAGCTAGGGTCTAGCTTTCTCATTCTATCTATTATTACCTGACAATATTTTGGGTCTAACTCCATTCCGTAGCATTTGCGTTTAAGCTGGTGTGCTGCTACCATTGTTGTTCCGCTTCCGAGAAAGAGGTCTGCAACTAAATCATTTTGCTTTCCCCAATTATTGAAAAACCAAGATGCCAACTCTATTGGCTTTTGTGTTGGATGAACTCGTTCACCATCTTTCTCTTTGTTTTTAAATCCTCCCCAAGTAATCCAAGCCATTTTGTTTCTTTCTTGTTTACTCCAACAAAGTTCAAAGTCAACATACGGCACGTCTTTTTGGGATTCGGTTTTTCTATTCCAAACTATACAACCCCCACGACCAAGATGTTGTGGGTAGTATTGCATACCCCATACAAAAATCTCTTTACAATAAGAAAAATACGATAGCAAAAATGATGGGTTAAAATCTTCGGCATCCCCTATTATCTTTCCAAATTTTTTACTCTTGCCGCCCGTATGTTTTTTTTGTATCTCATCCCATCTACCATCATTGTAGTCTATTCCATAAGGAGGGTCTGTAAATACCATATCAGCCTTCTCTCCATTCATTAGTTTAGCAACTTGGTCTGAATCTGTACTATCCCCACAAAGTAAACGATGCTCTCCTATCTCAAATAAATCTCCTAAAACTATATCTGTTTCAACTGTTTCGGGTAATTCAAAGTCATTTTCCTCAGCCTCTAATACTTTTGCTTCGTAATCAGGAATATCTAAGCCCCAATCGGTTAACTTTTCCACATCCCATTCATTAGCCAGCACATCCCACTCCCACTCGCCAAAGCCAACATTGTCCTTAATGATAAATTCATTCTGTTGTTCGGGTGTCAAAGAGCTGGCCTTTATTACAGGCACTTCTGTTAGTCCGGCTTCAATACAGGCTTTTAACCTCATATTTCCACCTAAAACAATCATCTGATCGTTTACTACAATCGGTCTAATTTCAAGCATCTGAGGGAACTCCTGGATGCTCTTAACCAGCTTCTTAAACTTATCATCCTTGATTACTCTCGGATTGTTTGGGTTTAGCTGTATTTCAGTTATTGCTGTGGACTGAATTTGCATATAAATAAAAACCCTTAGCCAACTGAATGACTAAGGGCTGTATCTAATTCTTAACTTTACTAATCACCCCCAAATATAATCAATTTTAGTCATATTAGCAAAAATACTTATTCACAACTTAGGGTTCCACTCAGTAAGTATTCTTACCATTTCTAACATTACTCCTTGACCTCCTTTACTCTCTAATATGTGCATCCCATCTAATTCCTTTATTTCTTTAGATGCATCTGATGGGCAGAAACAGTATTTAGCTTTTTGTAGCATTGGTATGTCCCAAGCTGAGTCTCCTATTGCTATTTGATAATCAAAAGGTATAGACTCTTTGTTTCTAATGTTATGAATTTCTGCACCGGACCTTTTTAGGTAATACTCTGATCCTGGCCAAGAAGAAGCTGTTACTATATGCACTTGAAAACCCATTGCTAATAGCTCTTTAATTGCTCCTAAGTCCTTGTTGTTAAATGACTTAATTATTTCCCCTTGATGGTTAACCCATATCTTACCATCAGTTAGAACTCCATCTACATCTACACAGATTGTCATAAGTTACTTTTTTACTATCCAAATAAACCATCTTTTGCCAAATAATTCTTTATTATATACTATATAAGGG